TCGGCCATTTCAGACCGATTGACTATTACGTAGTCAGCGTTCAAGCGCATACGACCGCAGTCGCCGCATGAATAAATCTCCTTTCATTCCCTTAAACATACCGTTGCCAGAAAATAATTATCCAGCAGTAGTGGATATAACCCTGGATATCCCATGAGCTATAGATATGAGGTTGTCTAATGAAGATGGAGTATTAGTAGCCGCTCAATTAATATTGGTGATGTCCCCCAATACTTTTCTTGGATCTCCCACTGGTCCATAAACGTGTGGTACTAAATCTGTATTAGATGTTGAAATATATTCGAAAGTCATGGAGTATTCTACGTCATAAGCTGTAGATGGTGATCCTTTAAACATAATTCCTATATGATGACTCAATCTAATTCAATTAAGATCGTCATGCTAGGCAAACAGTAACTCAGTTTCGTCAAATGGATAAAATCTAACGGTTGCGGTAGAACCTTTAGTATATATACATTAATTTGGTGAGTCTCTAAAGACGTCATAAGAAGCGGTTTAGATTAAGTGAGGTGAAGCATAAGCTTACATTACTCCAGAATCATTTAAAACTGCTGCTAAAGATCTGACTCTGAGTCCTGCTGCTACTATTCTTGAAGGTCCGGACATTATGTTAGCATCGGCGGCTAACAAATTGCTTTAAGCTCCCAATGTGGTCTCATTGTGTAGAGCGTCATTGTATCCTATTATCTAACCGTTGGATAAAGCCATTGCTACTCTGCCATACCCCCCAGCATTAGTGACAAAAGTTACCGATCCATGAATGTTCTTGATCTAACAAGGTACAGACATTGTTGTAGGCATCCTAATTCCTCTTACACTGAACGGATCTTGTAATTATTTTAAGTACATTGTATAAGAATTTTACACACTGCCGTTATTTCCATAGATTATAGGTTTATTGTACCCGTTTCTATCTCCTAAAGACTAGTACAGTTTATTTTACTTTTATAAATTAGAAGGAATGATCTAATTCATCTTTTATTATTATTATTATTTTTATTTTTATCTTTTATTTTATTTTATTGTTTTTTACATTTATTGTCTATCTATGGGGTATTCTTGAATATTCTTCCTTTTTCTAAGTCTATTTCATTGAACTTGATATCATTATGAGTTTCCCCCTGCTCTCACGGTTTATAATGCTCTAATTCAAGATTCGTCGTAAGAAGTGTCCACTTCTTTATGATATTGAATATTTACAAAATCTCCTGTAGTCCAAGTATTTTACATTTTCAACTTAAAACCGAAATCTTAATTATAATATTATTTAATTTTATCGTCGTCTTACAGTCATTTTTATAATCTTGAGTTACTGTAAAATCCTGTTTATTGTCCTTATTATTAAATATCGGTAAATTATTACTACAACGTTCCATCCCACGAATGTTCGTATCTATGTCGATGATTATTCCAAAGGGCATCTTCTCTGGAAAGTCCTCCCGTTTCATAATTCTCACCTATGGCTTACATTCTATCGAATTATTCTTTAGTTAAAGGACAATTTACTGTCATAAATTAGCCAGACTTATGCAATTTAGAACTATCTCTATAATACAATATTTAATTGTCTTCTGATATCGAAATTTTTCTGGATAAGAAACTTTAAAC